TATTCAGAAATTAAGGAATTAATTTTTGAAGTATAGGAGTATAGAAAATGGAAAATGAATTTAAGACAGTTACAAATGCCAAAGGGTTAGAAATTCCCAAGTATTCCAAGGATTTTAAAAAGCTAGTTGAGAAAGACAGACAACTAGCCGAATATCTTTGTATGAACTACGAGGACTTGGACAGTGAAGACCTAGGTGCATTTCTTGAAACGGTGGAACAGGGATTCAGTTGGATTCTAGATCTTATCGATAGTAAAGATTTGATTTATAAACCAAAGTTAGGTAGTAATCATGCAAAAAGAAAATAAAAAAATCACTTGCTCAAATTTTAGACGAGGCGAGCAAGCGACACAATTCAGAGTATAGAAATTTTTTCTATGCTTTGATTATAGCAAAAAATATCTATTCTATCAAATACATAAAGAAAAACCGAAGAGCAGGCAAGCAATTAGAAAAGGTTTTGAAAATCAAGTGCTGACAGGGTGATTCTAAGGCCTTGTTTAGCTGAAAGATGGGTAATTTACTCACGAAACACCGCTACAAGCGTTCGCCAACTTGGGGCAATCGCCCAGCGTTTGGAGTGGGTGGAAACCTGTATAAGAAAAGGCAAAAGAAAAGGGAATAATATGACAGTAGATTATGAGGGGCTTTGTTGTCAGTTAACTGATACTCTACTGGTCTTAGAAATGGCTAGTATGGAAGACAGTAAACAATCATCAGCTTTACTAAATACAGTAATCCAAGCTATGAACCAACTCATTTCAGAACATACTCAACAGGCTAATGACTATAGAAAGGGGATAAAACATGAATGAGTTAGATTTAACCAACATACAGGCGGTTATCTTTATTGTGGTAGCTATTGGTTTACTAATCTATCTAAACCACCTAGACCGCCACAAAAGCGCCCAAATCGAGCGAGAAAGTACACAGACGATAGAAACGACTAGCGAGGAATTAAGCCCTGATTATGGGCGATATATTCAGCTTGCAGGGGTTAAGCCATGGGGGTACTAAGATGTTTGAAAAAATGATTGAAGATTTAAAGTCTAAGATTTTGGAAGCAGTGGAACGGTATTTAAAAAGCCATGAGAAAGCACCTCAAAAAAGATTAGATTTAATCAGCAAGGTGGAACTAAAGGAAGAACTGGGCATAGGAGATAAAACCTTGACAAAATGGGAAAGTGCAGGACTACCGCAGTATATACCGCCTATTGAAGATACTAGAAAAGCGTATTATAAAATCTCAGACGTTTTAAAGTTTTTGGGGGTAGATGATGGCAAAGACTAAAATATATTTTTGGTTAAAAGTTGATAAGAAGTTTTTTGATAATCTTTTTATTAAACGACTTAAAAATATGCCTGGTGGCTACACTATGACAGTGATTTATATCCGTCTTATGTTGGAAAGTTTAGAAGATGATTGTATTTTGTACTATGAGGGGTATTTTGATAATTTGGTACAGGAATTAGCTTTAAAACTGGATGTTTCTGAAGATGATATAAATATGACAGTTGCATATTTTACAAAATGTGGACTGATTCAGATAGACGATGATGGCCATGCTACATTATCGCAAGCAAAAGCCATGGTTGAGAGTGAAACAAACTGGGCAAAATACAAGCGAGAACAAAGAAAAAATAGTCAAGATTTACCAAAATTGGATAATGTCCAAAATAAAAAGACTCTTTCCAACTCATGTCCAACAGAGATAGAGAAAGAGAATAGAGTTAATAGTAAGAGTAATAATTTATATTTAGATAATATATTGTCGGGAAATCCCGACTACAATTTTTCTACTTGGCTTGAAGAAACAGCTATAAAAGATTTAGAGAAAACAAAACATAAAGAACTTTGGATTCCTATTGCTTATCTGAATCAAGTAGCTAATAAGCGGTATAAATTTGTTGATAAGACAAAAAGGCTTTTACTAGCACGATTCAAAGAAGGCTATACACTTGAAGATTTTAAACAGGTGATAGATATTAAAACGGCAGAATGGAAGGATAGTCCTGAATTTTCTAAGTATCTGAGACCAGAAACACTTTTCGGATCTAAGTTTGACGGTTATTTGAATCAAAAGCCTAAAACCATAAAAGGGAAGTCCGAAGACAACTTTCCAGATCTACCATTTTAGGAGTTGCAAAGATGAAGGAACAATTTAAAGAATTTAATAACAGAAAAATATCGGATAAAGTTTGCGATATTCACCAGGTCAATTATTGGGAAATTTCTGTACCGGTATTAGGGGGTTCAGAAAGAAAACTACAATCATTTTTCCCGGAGTGTGTGAAGGAAGATATTAAACAACAAGAGAAAGAACTATTACAGCAGTTCGAGGACAGACAAGCCTACTTTAAAACTTATGATGTCTTAATGCGTGATAGCACGATTCCTAACGAGTTGAAAGGAGCGACATTTGATAATTTCTTTGTTAAGACGACAGAGGAGCGTCAGATGTTAGAGTTTGTAAAAGGTCAAGCTCAGAAGTACCTTGCAGGTATGACAGGAAATACTTTAATCAGTGGTAGTACAGGAATAGGAAAAAGTCATTTATCTCTTGCCCTGGCCAAAGAAATAAATGAGAGCTTCAGAGAGAAGAACGAGCCTAAGAGTGTCTTATTTGTCAGCTTAACCGAGATTATCAAGCAGATAAAAGAAGGATGGGCTTATGGAAGAAATGCAAATTTAACAGAGTATGAGGCAGTTAAAAAGCTTGTTGATGTTGATTTTCTAATCATTGATGACCTAGGGCTATAAAATGGGACGGTAACCCCTAAGAGCGATTGGGAACAGGATTTCTTGTTTGATATTATCAATAATCGAGAAACTACTATTTTTAATACAAACTTGGACAGTAGCGAATTGCGGACTGTTTATAATGCTAGAAATTCAAGTAGAATTTTGAAAGGTTTAGAAGGGAACACTTTCAAGGCTTTCACGATCAAAGATAAGAGATACACTATAAACACAGTGAGGGGAGAATATCAATGAATGATGATAAAATGCAATTTGCAACAGAAAAAGGATTTGTTGTCTACGAAAAATGTGGTATAATAGAGATAGAAAAAGTTCCAAGTTTTGGAGAAGTTACTTTATTCTATTCAGATGGGAAGTTTACCCATCTAGTCAAAAAAGAAACTAAAAAATAAGTCTATTGAGAACAACTCAGGGACATACCGTAAGCATATAATGCTAGTGGTATGTCCCTTTTTGTTTGCATAGAAAGGGGGTGAGGGAGATGTCAGGAGATACTTCTTTAGGGTATGTAGTAGCCAATAAGTTTTCTATGGATCCAGATAAAAGAAAGAAAATCTTTTCTCAGTGTAAAAAAGAAGATGATAGCTTAGAACAACGGAAACAAGAAATACTAGAAAAATATGCTAACAAACAAGACAAATCAAGATCTAGAAAAAATGATTCTAAAAGCTCGAAGAATCATAAAAGAAAAGCTAAGAGCAAAGAATTTTAGAAAAAATTATAAACAAAAATCAGATATTAAAAGATAAAAGGAGAAAAAATGACAACTAACTTAGCTAAACAAAAAGAAAATCTAGAAGCTTATATCCGAAGTACAGGCTATAACACTAGAGGGATGAATGTAGAAAATAATCATGTACTCATTGAAAAACCAATCCTTGATAGTTACGAAGATGAACATCAACGTAAAGAACTGGTTGATCTAGTAAATGTTATTGAGACTCGTACCCGTGGCGGGAAGTATGAAGTAACTGACTTTGAATCTGATTCATTGCAAGAAGTTAGCGAAAATTCGGTTGAGAGAACAGAAGCAGATAAAAAGAAAACTATCAGCGTTGATTACTTAGTTAAATTATTCAGTGGAAAACTTGATTTTTCACAGGAACAATTAGATGATGGCCAATATAATTTAACGGATTTTCTTGGTAAGAAGATTATTAAATTAAAACGTAGAACACGAAATAGAGAGATTGGGAAAATTCTCCAAACTGCGAAAGTGCAGACTGCTACAAGTATGGACGACTTGAAATCTATTGTTTCTTTAATCAATCCAGAGCGCAATGTATCTATGGTTGTTAGTCAATCACTATTTAGTGTCTTAGAAGAAATGAAAGACACATCAGGAAATTATCTTCTTAAAGTTGATAAAGAAACAGGGACAAGTGAAACATTTTTTGTAGATAACTTTTTAATTGTAGATGATACAACATTAGGGAATAAAGGTGACAAAAAAGGCTTTATCGGAGATCTAGAAAACTTTGTTACTTTGTTTGATCGCAAGAAAGATACACTTAGTTGGGTGAATGCGAATGACTATTTTGGAAAACGGTTGTTTTTACATACCCGATTTGATGTAAAAAAAGTTGAAGAAGATTGTGGTTATTTTATTCAATGGAACTAGGAGAAAGAAATGGATATTAATCAAGTATTTGAAACACTGGATGATCTAGATAATAAAAAAAGTAAGATTAATTCAGCACGAGAACAGTTAGGCGAAAAAAGAAAAAGCCTGTTAGGCAATCAAGCAGTTTCATTTGAGAACATAGATTCTTTTTTGTCAAATAACTTAGAATCTTTAGAGCAGCTGGAAAAGATGGAAAAAGCTATTAATGGCCTTCAGGAAAAATTTGATAGTGATTTTTCAGAAGCTAATGCAGTCATCTTTGAATACATTTTTAAAGAAACTAAGCAACGGATGGAAACTAAGAAGATCTATAAACAATACCGAAAGAAACTTAGACGAATTCTGGACGCATATGATGAAATTCAAGAACTGAAGAAGGATGTAGAAGAAATTCATACAGGTGTAGTCAGAGAAATAAGTCAGAGACATTCTCTATCGCCGTATCGAACAGAAGTAAGTCCGCTTACTGTCCTACCATTCTTAAACCCTGATTCTAGCGGATGGATGAATTTTTCTAAGGAATATCGGGACATTAAAGTGTATTTAGAGAAATAGGGAACAAATTAAGTAAGGCTAGTGATATATGGCTCAAACAAAAGAAATATCGCTAGTCCTACTTTTATGCTTTACTAAGTTTCACATAACAAAGTAAGCATAAACTGAAAAGAAGTAATAGCTTGAAAGCAAGGTATATCAGGGGTTTACAGAATGGAGTGAGTTTCACAGAATGTAAGATATGAGAAACTGGGGAATAAATTAGAGGGATACTTCTTTAGATTGTCATATTGAATAGTTTTCAAACTTAAAACAATGATACCTAGTAAGTGGAGTGTTGAAAGGTTTTTAAGCTGTTTGTCAGTTTGACAGAATGCAAGATAAGAAATTTTTAAAATTGAAGTGGGGGGACTTGACTATGTATGAACTGAGTAACAGAGACTTGGAC